CTCAGCTTGAATTTGAGCGTTTGCCGGCCAATATACGGCGGTATTTTGATGATGATCCCGGCAAGCTGCTTGATTTCGTAGCAGACGATGCTAATCGGGCAAAGGCGATAGAGTTAGGTTTAATTCCGCATGTGCCGTCGAAACCAGAGGTGGAAATTCCAAAAGTCCCGGTCGATGACCGGGCTCAGAACAGTTAGTACTTGATCTTAACTGTTCTGAGTGACACCAACCCAACTAACACAAAAGGAAAAAACTATGTTTGGAAAAATATCAAACAGATCGGTGATGATGCATGATTTCTCCAGAATTCCGCATGCTGATATTCCACGATCAAGATTTAAGCGTGATTTCGGACATAAAACGACATTTAACAGCGGGTATTTAGTGCCAATCTATGTTGACGAGGTTCTTCCCGGTGACACATTCTCCGTTAACGTGTCAACCATTGCTCGTCTCACTACTCCGCTTCGGCCGTTTATGGATAACCTGTATTTGGATTTCTTTTTCTTTTTTGTGCCTAATCGACTGGTCTGGTCGAATTGGCAAAAATTTATGGGCGAGCAAGAGAATCCAGATGACAGCACCGACTATCTCGTCCCTATTGTCGGTACTCCTAGTGGCGGCTGGCCGATCGACTCTTTAGCGGACCATTTTGGTCTGCCTTGTTTAGTTGAGGGTGTCGTGGCTAATGCTCTGCATTTCAGAGCGTACAATCTAATCTGGAATGAGTGGTTTCGTGATCAAAATCTTCAAGATTCTGTGACCGTGCTTAAGGGCGATTCGCCCGATCCAGATACAACTTACAAGCTGCTGCGTCGTGGCAAACGCCATGACTATTTCACGTCTTGTCTGCCCTGGCCCCAGAAGGGCCCCGGCGTAGAATTGCCTCTTGGTGATGTTGCTCCGGTCATAACAGGTGTTGATACAGTTTGGGCCTCCGGTTCAGAACCATTGCGGATGCGTCAAATTGCTGACGGTTTGTATCCTACGAATAGTTATGCATTGGGTGTTAGAAGTGGCACTGGAATAGTTAATGGCGATGAACACGGATCTACATCGACCCGTTATTTTCAACCTGCCAATTTGTATGCTGATTTGAGTAATGCTACCGCAGCAACGATCAATTCACTACGAGAGGCCTTCCAGTTGCAAAAGTTGATGGAACGTGACGCACGTGGTGGTACTCGTTATACCGAAATCGTTCGGTCTCACTTCCTTGTCACGTCTCCCGATGCTCGTCTCCAGCGTCCGGAATATCTTGGTGGCGGTAGCCAAAAGGTACGATCTGAACCGGTGCCTGTTACATCTCCTGTCGCCCTCGCGGGTGTAAAGACTGGAGATTTGGCTGCTGCGGCATTTAGTCATGGTTCTGGCATTGGATTTACAAAATCTTTTGTCGAACATGGTGTGCTTATTGGCTTGGTATCAGCTCGAGCTGATTTGACCTATCAGCGTGGACTTAATCGCATGTGGTCTCGGCAAACGAAGTATGATTTTTACTGGCCTGCTTTAGCTCACTTAGGTGAACAGCCAGTGTATAATAAAGAGATCTATTTTCAGAATAATTCCGACGATGAAAAAGTATTTGGCTATCAAGAACGCTGGGCTGAATACCGTTACTATCCATCTTTGATTACCGGCAAGATGCGGTCTATCGATCCGCAATCTCTTGATATTTGGCACCTCTCACAGGATTTCGACGACCTGCCAAAGCTTGATAGTACATTTATAGAGGAAAATCCTCCGGTTGATCGTGTTATTGCTGTTACTACTGAACCGCAGTGGCGTATGGATGCTTACTTTGACGTAACCTGCGTTCGGCCGATGCCAATGTACAGTGTACCCGGTCTGATTGACCACTTTTAGGAGTAGTTATGAGCTTCTTAGGTGCTGTTTTAGGTTCTGTTGGTGCATCGATTGCCTCTGGTCTATTCGGTAAGTCTCAGGCTGAAAAAGATCGGTCTTTTCAAGAGCAGATGTCCGGCACGTCATATCAGCGTGCAATGAAGGATATGCGTGCGGCTGGATTGAATCCGATGTTGGCTGCTAATCTTGGTGGTGCATCTACACCGCATGGTGCTCACGCATCTGCTCAGTTCGATAATCCGTATATGGCTGCCGTTACTGCTAAACAGATGGCTGCTCAAGCCAACTTGACCGCGAAACAAGCCAAGTATTGGGACGCCCTGGCTCGCATCGAAGATATCGATGCCGATCGTAAAGAGAAAATTGAAGCAAACCTGAAATCTCAGCAAGGCCCCGATGGTGCCGATCTACCGCCTGGTAAAGTTGGTGATACTTTAGGTGCGGTTATGAGTTCCTTCGGTGAACCCGCAGCCAAGGCGATTGATAAAGTCCTAGAGGTCGGCGACAAGGCCGTAACTACTGCCAAAGAAGCTGCTACCAAGGTCTCTGATTGGTTTAAAGAAAGTAAAAAGGATATTCCTCTTGAATTATTCACGTGGGAGCTTTTCCTTAGTCTGTCCAAGTCTGAGCAAGAGAGATATGTTCGAAAATATGGCTTCGAAGCCTTAGGTAAGCAAATACACCCTGACAAACAATGAAAGGAAAAAAACATGAAATTGAAATGGGATTTTATCATCCGAATTATTATGCAGGTTTTAGGATTTGTGCTTGCGGAAAACGATAAAGATAAAGAAACCGCTAAAGCGGGGAAAGAAGAGGTGACTAATGTCTAAATACCGTTCGAAAGTGCCGATTAAAAAGTCGAAAAAGATGTTTTCGAGGTCGGCTGCTAAAGTGAACCCAAAAAATGTCATTCCGCCAATGCGTGGCGGTTATCGGCTGTAAAAATCACAAAAGATTTTCGTTCTCCTCTGGCCCTCCCCCCTCCCCTGGCATTACGTTGGGGGGGGGGGTAATAAAAAAAAGAAAAATTCCATGATAGGTATGCAATGGGTTGTTACAAGCCGCTTACAGCTTATCGACCAAAAGGCCGCTTAACGAAAAATGGTAAATCTGTTATCACTTTCAAAATCCAAGATTGTTATTATGATCATTACGAAACGATTGAATTACCATGCGGTCAATGTATAGGTTGTCGTATTGAACGATCTCGCCAGTGGGCAATCCGTTGTGTTCACGAAGCCTCTCTCTGGCGATATAATTGTTTTATTACTCTTACATTTAACGATGATGCTTTAAAGGATAATCCATCTCAAACACTTATTAAATCAGATTTCCAAAATTTCATGAAACGTTTAAGGAAAAACCATGAAGGCATTGAATACACTGAAAAAGAAGATGGTACGTTGCATAAACCGATCAGGTATTTTCATTGTGGCGAGTACGGCTCCAAGCTGGAGCGACCGCATCATCATGCTTGTCTATTTAACTTTACTTTTACTGACAAAACACTTTGGACTGTGAGAGACGGTGTAAAATTGTATCGATCTGAAGCTCTGGAAAAATTATGGAGTCATGATGGAAAACCACTTGGATATTGCACCATCGGTGACGTCACATTTCAATCAGCCGCCTATGTTGCCCGATATGTCACTAAAAAAATCACTGGTGATAAAGCACGAGCACACTATGCCCGTGTGGACCAAGAAACCGGAGAGATGTTGCCTATTTTGCCGGAATATAATACAATGTCCCGACGTCCGGGTCTTGGCAAAAAATGGTTCGATCAGTACTATGAAGATGTGTTTCCTAAGGATTTTATTACACACGATGGCAAGAAGTTTCGTCCGCCTGGTTATTACGATAAAATCTATGATACGATTGCACCGGATAATTTTAAAATTATTAAAGAAAAACGATTGACAAATCTTCAGAAATTTGTTAAAGATAATACGCCAGAACGTCGAAAAGTACGTGAAGAGGTTCAATTACGTAAATGTCAATTATTAGAAAGGGAATACGAAAATGAAAATGCAAATGTATGCCGTTAAAGACTCAAAAGCTGGTATCTTTCACCCTCCGCTATTTGCTCACAATGCTCCGCATGCGTTACGTATGTGTACTTCGGTGTTAGAAAATGAGGAATCTCAATTCTATAAGTGGCCCGCAGACTTCCAAATTTATCACATAGGTAGTTTTGATGATCAATCGGGCAATATTGATGCCATTGCTCCGCAGTTACTTTGCGGATTTCTGGATCTTTATACCGAGTTACCAAAATTTAAATTACCGGTGAACCCTAATCGTGTTACTGAGATTGGTGATAATGGCCGGCCTGTAACTAAAAACGATAGCAAGTGAGGAAATCATGACCCAAAATCCAGTGTACCCCGAAAGACGTCGTGTTGTTACACCTGTTGGCAGTGTTTCACGCACCGAGCAGCACCATGCTCAAGGTGCAAACATCAATACGATAATGGCCAGGTATAAAAAAACCGGGCTTATCCCGCAGTTCGCAGGAGCCTCTTACGGCGATTTTAGCGGTGTAACCGACTATCAGACGGCTTTAGAGCTCGTTCGTCAATCTCAGCTTGAATTTGAGCGTTTGCCGGCCAATATACGGCGGTATTTTGATGATGATCCCGGCAAGCTGCTTGATTTCGTAGCAGACGATGCTAATCGGGCAAAAGCGATAGAGTTAGGTTTAATTCCGCATGTGCCGTCGAAACCAGAGGTGGAAATTCCAAAAGTCCCGGTCGATGACCGGGATCAGAACAGTTAGTACTTGATCTTAACTGTTCTGACTGACACCAATTCAACTAATACAAAAGGAAAAAACTATGTTTGGAAAAATATCAAACCGATCGGTGATGTCGCATGACTTCTCCCGGATACCGCATGCTGATATTCCACGATCAAGATTTAAGCGTGATTTTGGACATAAAACGACATTTAACAGCGGGTATTTAGTGCCAATCTATGTTGACGAGGTTCTTCCTGGTGACACATTTAGCGTAAATGTATCCACTATCGCCCGACTCACTACTCCGCTTCGGCCGTTTATGGATAACCTGTATTTGGATTTCTTTTTCTTTTTTGTCCCGAATCGATTGGTCTGGTCGAATTGGCAAAAATTTATGGGAGAGCAAGAAAATCCGGATGACAGCACCGACTATCTCGTCCCTATTGTCGGTACTCCTACTGGCGGCTGGCCGATCGACTCTTTGGCGGATCATTTTGGTCTGCCTTGTTTAGTTGAGGGTGTCGCGGCTAATGCCCTCCATTTTCGGGCGTATAACTTAATTTGGAACGAATGGTTTCGAGACCAAAACTTGCAAGATAGCGTGCCCGTGCTTAAGGGCGATTCGCCCGATCCAGATACAACTTACAAGCTGCTGCGTCGTGGCAAACGCCATGACTATTTCACGTCTTGTCTGCCCTGGCCCC